TAGCCAGTAGTAGTGATAAAGAATACTTGGTAGTAAATGCTCCTCCAGGCTCAGGTAAATCTACCTTCTTCACTCACGACTTACCTTGTTGGCTTGCAGTGAGAGATAGAAGCCTTAGAACAATGATTGGCTCTAGGACAGAGAAGCAAGCAAAGATGTACACAGGTCGTCTTAGGAGAACTTTCGATAGATCAATCCCTGTAAAAGCAGAACCTGAACTTGTTGAGAAGGGTATGGCTTCAAATGCTGTAGCTACCTTGATGCAAGACTATGGAAGATTCAAACCTACCAACCCTGAACTATGGCGATTAGAGGAGTTCATCATTGAACAGCCAGGGGGTATCAGTGTAGAAGATAAAGAATCATCTTTTGTAGCTTACGGAATGGACTCAGGCTTTCTAGGAGGCCGATTTGATTTAGTTATCTGGGATGACTTGGTAGATAAAAAGACTCTAAGGACTATGGATGCTAGAGAGAATCTAATTAACTGGTGGGAAACTGAAGCTGAAACTCGACTTGACCCAGGTGGCTTGCTAATCCTGCAAGGGCAGAGGATGGGTAGTGAAGACCTGTATCGCTATGCACTCGACTTGGTTGATGGTGATGACTTTGAGATTCTAGGAGAGCCACCTAAACGCAAATACCACCACATCTCCTACAAGGCTTATTACCCTGAGAAGCATATTGACGAATCTAGTTTGGCTAAACCTTGGCCAGAAGGGTGCTTACTTGACCCTTATCGCTTGCCTTGGAAAGAACTAAATAGAATTAAGAAGAACAGAGAAGATAGATTCCTTGTTCTTTATCAGCAAGAAGACACTGACCCTCAAAATCAGTTGGTTCCTAGGATTTGGATAGAGGGTGGGCGTGATGCCACAGGTGAAGACTTCCCTGGATGTTGGGACCAGACTCGACAAGCAGGGATAATCCCTAAGAATTTGGCTGAGGGGGCTTTCAGTGTAGTCACTGCTGACCCTTCTCCTACTAGATTCTGGGCTGTTCAGCATTGGCTCTATGAACCTGAAACAGAAATGCAGACTCTCATTGATCTACACAGAGCTCCTATGGATGCCCCTGACTTCTTAGACTGGAATCACAGTAATGGTGTGTTTTCAGGGCTACTTGAGGAATGGTGGCAAAGGTCAAACGAGCAAGGCAGACCCTTTACTTATCTAATTGTTGAGGCAAATGCAGCACAAAGGTTCCTACTTCAATACGACCATGTGCGTAGGTGGCAATCTCTTAGGGGTGTGTCGGTAATTCCTCACAGCACTACTAGGAATAAGACTGATGCCGACTATGGTGTTCAGACTATGGCCCCTCACTATCGGTATGGCAGGGTCAGATTGCCTGGTTCAGTGATGGATGGCTCTCGTAAAAAAGTAGAATCAATGATAAAAGAACTATCCTCTTGGCCTGAAGGCAGTACAGATGACACAGTGATGGCTCACTGGTTCCTAATATGGAACGCTCCTAACCTATTCCCAGTAAAATCAAAAAACCCACCAATGTTCCATAGACCTAGTTGGTTAAGAAGCAACCAAAGATGGGTAAGTTAGTGGCTATTGAAACTAGCGATATGCTAATTTATTCTCTTGAGGTCAGTTATGTTGTATCCTCTGAGGGAATACCAAGGATAGAGTTGCATTCAGAAGGCGAGATTGATGCAATTACTGTCGTTGGAATTTTAGAATTAGTCAAACAAGACTTAATGGTTACGGAAGGTAAATAACTTGTCAGGACCTTCGCTCGATTCGATAATAGCTCTACTAGAGGAACGCAAGAGAGCACAATCGCCAGTGATTAGCCGTATGCAAAAACTTCGTGACGCATACAACGGCGACATTATTATCCCACTGCCTGAGATGGATAAGTCCGAGGCAAGTGCTGTGGCTAACTTAATTGCCACTGGACTAGATCAAAGTGCTATGCGTATCGCATCCACTTACCCAAATTGTTTTTATCCTGCTTTAGAACCTGGGAACAACGCTAGTGAGAAAAGAGCTAACACTCGCCGTCGTGCAACTCTAGGTTGGTGGGAAGCAAACAAACTTCCACTTAAACTTCGTCGTCGTGCAAGGCTAATGATTGGTTACGCATCATCACCTGTAGTGTTAAGACCAGACCCTAAGCGTGGTATTGCTAAGTGGGAAGTAAGAAACCCACTATCTACTTTCGTTGCACCAACTGAGGACCCAGATGAGATGTGTCCACCAGATGCAATCTTTACTTTTAAGCGTGGCTACAGGTGGTTGCAAGAAAACTATCCTGAGCAGATGGGCAAACTAAACAAGCGTGCCAATGCAGACCCAAACACTATGTTTGAACTATTGGAGTACATGGATGGTGACATCCTAGTTACCGCAGTGATTGGTGAACAAGTAACACCAGGCTTATCCAGTGGCGCAAGTTATGTAGAACTAGAACGAGTACCAAACAGAACAGGTATGAACCTAGCAGTTGTACCAGGTCGTATTACTCTTGATAGAGCAATGGGTCAGTTTGATGGACTTGTTGGTATGTATCAGTTGCAAGCAAAACTTATGGCACTAGAGGTCATTGCAGTTGAGCGAGGCATCTTCCCTGACACTTACTTAGTATCACGCCCAGGTGAGTCAGCCAAATTTATTTCTGGTCCGTATGACGGCAGAACAGGTATGGTAAATATCATCCAAGGTGGTGAGATCAGAGAAGCAGGTATGGGCCAAGGCACTGCTGCTAACGCAACCATTGATCGCCTAGAACGCAATATGCGTATTACTTCAGGAACACCTGCTGAGTTCGGTGGTGAATCTACTTCTAACATTAGAACTGGCAAGCGTGGTGACGCAATCCTTTCTGCCGTAGTGGACTTCCCAGTACAAGAAGCCCAAGAGATTCTTGCTGCCTCACTGGTCGAGGAAAACAAGAGAGCAATCGCTATTGCTAAGTCTTACTTTGGTAATCAGCGTCGTTCATTCTATGTATCTCAAGGCAAGGTCAAGGGGCATGTTGATTACATCCCTAACAAAGATTTTGAAACAGATGCAAACACAGTGACGTACGCTTACGCAGGAGCAGATGCTAACGCCCTTGTTGTAGGACTAGGACAGCGTGTAGGTATTGGAACAATGTCTAAGAGAACAGCCCAAGAGATTGACCCATTGATCTCTGACCCTGAAATAGAGCACGATAGAACAGTGAGTGAATCACTAGAAGCAGCACTACTATCCGCAGTTCAAACACAAGCTGCTCAAGGAGCAATACCACCTGCAGACTTGGCTAAGATTATGAAACTCGTAATCAGTGATAAGTTAGATTTAGCAGCAGCAGTGGAGAAGGTCCAAAGAGAAGCACAAGAGCGTCAAGCCACACCTGCTCCAGTGGGAGCCCCTGAAACTATGCCAGGACTATCTATGCCAGGTATGGGAGCAGAGCAACCAGTAGAGCAAGCACAAGGACCAGCCCCATCATTAGATCAATTATTAGGAGCATTAGGTGGCCAGTAGAGGTAGAGGCGGTAGCAGAAACGGTCAGGTTGGTAAGGCTTACACCAATCGTACTGACTTAAATCCTGCTGCTAAGTTGCCTATTTCAGCACCAAGCGGAATGCAACAAGGTATGCGTAAGCAATTAGAAGATTCCCAAAGAGCAGTGCCAATGGGTAGAACTCAAGCACCTCCAGTGGATACTTCTATGACCCCACCAATGCCAATGGAACAACCAATACCTTTATCAGCTCCTACTCAATTTGCTGATGAGCCAATCACTGCAGGAGCACCTTTTGGTGCAGGTCCTGGTCCATCATTTACACCTGACACTATGGGTGACGATATGCAAAGACTAAAGGGTTACATCCCAGTAATTGAAACAGTGGCACAAGCACAAGACTCACCACAAGTTTTAAGAGATTTCGTACTTTATCTAAAGAGCGTGTGAAATGGCACTCGACTCTACGCCAGCGTGGGCATTGAACTTTTCGAAGTATCTTGATGCCTTCGGGTTTGACAACGCTCCTCTCGCTTGGGGTCTGGCACAAGTCAGCGACTTAACACCAGATCAGCATGAGGACCTTATTGGCATAATCACTAAGGAATAAATATGAGTCTTAATCCGCAACCAAGCGGAAGTATTTTTGGTACTTTCAAAAACCTTGGAACTAAAATTGGACAAGCACTTTTAACTCCATTTGAAAAACTAGGAATACTAGAAGGTGAAACTCTAAAAGGAAACTTAGTTCGTCAAAACATTTCTGATTTTTTTCTACCTGACACTATCCAAGGTCAAACAGCAACAAAAGAACAACAAAAAAAAGCAGCCCAATCAATCTCAATGGCTAATGCCGCTACTTACCGTTTAGAAAGTATTGCCGATAACATATTTGGAAATAAGATAGGTCAGTTCTTTAGCCCAAGTTCATACAATCCTAAAACTGGCAAACTCTACAATCCTTATGACGAAAAAGAACGAGAAGAACGCTTTGGTGGATTTAACTTATTAACTGGTACAGCAGACTTAATTGCTGGCAGTTTTGTATCTCCTTTTTACGCATTTGGTAAATTAGGAAAATTAGGTAGGTTAAAGTATTTAGATACAAAAGTAACTCCAGATAAAGTAATTGCTAAAACAGACATAGATAAAGTTGCTAAAGCAGAAGATGTTAGATCACTTTACCTTGCTACAAAAAATCGTTTAGATGAATTAGATTTAGAAAACACTGCTATTACTGGTAGGACTTTAGATGACATTGAAACAGAAAGAATTGAACTTAATCGTTCCTTACCACGACTAGAAAAACAATTTAATGCAACAAAAAAAGATTTAGATTCAATTAGATATTCTGATGGCATAGATGAATTTTTACGTTTTACAACAGTAGCAGATGGAAACCAATTAAAAAACCATAGAGTAATTAAAAATTCTTCTAATCCTGAAGCCTTAGCAGGTTTGTTGGGAGAAAATACTGATCTTTACAGAGCAGGACTTATTTATCGTTCTGCAATAGGTGATGTTAATGCCCAAAGATTGTTAGCTGAAGAATCAGCAAGCACTTGGTTTGCTTTAGAAAGATCACGCACTGCTCTTGGAGAAATAAAACAACATATTTACGCTGCAAAACAAGGGCAAGATATTCACGAATTGGCTTTACTAAGAGAAAATAGAAAAGCTCTTGGTTTAGAATTTCAAGATTTAATTAAAAAAGATGCTTATTTGGCTAGAGCAATAGAAGCAGCAGAATCTAAAGTAGGCTACAGAGGTCCTTCAGTGTTTAATGCTGTAGAAAAAGTAAGGGCTGATAAAGCAGTTTTAAGAGGAGAACTTTCTACAAGCCAAAACAAAGTTTGGGATATTGAGTATTTCCGTCGCAACCCTTTTGTTGCCACTGTTGGTGTAGTTAGTTGGCCATTTAGAGAACGACCTTCAGGTTGGGTACGAATTAAAGGAATTAACTCCAGTGACTCAGTAGGTGAAATTGAAGCCTTTGTTGGCAAGGTATCTGCTTTTACTCCTGAACAACGCAAATCATTTATCAATAATTGGCTATCAGCAACTGATGACATAAGCCGTCAAAGAATTGTAAATAGATTAGAACAAGTAGCAATTAGAGATACTGCTAAAAAATATGGAATATCAACCAATGATGCTAAAGAAATTATTAAAGAATTAGAAAAAAGAAGATCAAATGCTATTAAATTTTACAAAGAAAACACTTTCTTAATAGATGAAGAAGGAAGAAGAATTGTTGCCCCACAACTATCATCTCAATTAGCAGATAGTATGCCAATTGTAGATATTATCGCTTTAGATAAAGCACTTGGTGCAAATGCTAACTCTTGGAAACAAGCCGATCTTAAACTTAGGGGTGGTGTAATAAGTTTAATGGATACCTTAGATCAAATATGGCGACCATTAGTTTTGATGCGTCTTGGATACCCACAGAGAAATGTCGGTGAAGGAACATTAAGAGCAGTTGCTGCTTTAGGTGGTTTATTTGCAATACATTCACCTAAAGATGTTTCTAAAGCAACAGCAAATTGGTACAAAAATCGTCACGCAAGCATATTAAATTATGGTCGTATGGTAAATGAAGCAAAATTATTAGCAAAAACTGAAGGTACAAAAGTTAAGTTACCTCCACTTAGGGCTTCTTGGCAAAGCCTTATTAAAGCTCAAGAAGATTTTATGCAAATTTCAAAAAACAAAATAGACAATCTAAAAGAAGAACTTAACGAACTTGGAGATGATGCAGCTGACAGTATTCGCAAAGATCAAATTCTTGACGAAATAAATGCTCGTGAAACATACATAAAAGAATCTACAGATAAAATAAAATCTTATGTAAAACAAGCAAATGCTAAAGGATTAAAAGGAAATCGTTATCGCCGTAACGAAGGAATTCTTTCTTACAGGGGTGTAACTGCTCCTGAAGCATTTGAAGATGATTTTGGCGCAGTATTAGCAAATTTGGCTGGCACTGAAGGTCGTGTTGCTCGTGAAATATCTTCTCCAGGTAGGGTATTTAGTGGTGTAGATCAAGCAAGGTATCGGTCAGCAGGATTTACTAAATTAGAACCTGACGACCCTAATTATTTTATTGGACTAGAAAGAGCTGCTCGTCAGTTTAGAAATGCTGAAACACCTAAACAATTACTACAAGGTAAAACTGTTGATGAGGTAGTAGATTATTTAAGAAACACTCCTGAAGGTAGAAAAGAATTTCGTTTTTCAAGAGCACAAGACCCTGAAGACTATGCTCTCCAAATGAGTTACGCAGTAGATAGATATTTTCCTGATGCAAATCTACAAAAACGAGTAGCTAATGAAGAAATTACTGCTGCAGATTTGCGTTTGGCTTTACAAGGTAGAAAAGACTTAAAAGCTATTCACGGTGATAAAATTGAAGAAATGACAGATCCAAGATTTGGATACAATAAAACTGTTAGAAAAATCTTTAAGTACATTGGTGCTATGCCTGAAGATGTTTTTGTAAGACATCCATTTGCAGGTGCAGTGTACAAAAGAACACTTAAAGAAAGCATTGATTTAAGAATAAGTCAAAATGTATCTTTGACTAGAACTGAATTAAATAAAATAGTTGCTAATGCTCGTCGTACTGCTTTAGCCGAAACTAGAAGAACTCTTTACACTATTGAACGCTACAGCAACATTTCTACATTTGTTCGCTTTTTAGAACCGTTCTTTGCTGCTCAAGAAAACACTGCAAGAGTTTGGGCTAAATTGGTGTACAACGACCCAAGCCTATTAGCTCGTGCTGGATACATTTATCAAGCCCCTGAAAGAGCAGGTTTAATCCAGCGTGATGAACAGATAGATCAAGATGTAGTCACAATGCAAATTCCTAATTGGATGCGTAATACTCCACTAGGTAAAGCATTGGCTGGCAAAGAAACAATTAGTTTTGCTAAAGGTTCTGCTAACTTAATTCTTCAAGGAGAAGATTGGTGGAGAATTGGTGATGGAGTTTTTACACAAGTTTTTGCTTCTCAAGTTGCTAAACAGTTCCCTACTCCTAGCGTTACTCAAATTACAAATTATTTTATTCCTAGAGGACCATCAAGAGAATTGGGCTCCTACGATATTGTTTTACCAAGCGTGATAAAACAAGCATTAAATGCTTGGAAACAACAAGATGCTAGAGACTATGCAAGCGATCTTATTATTTCTACACAAATTGAAAATAATAAATATCGTAATGGTTTAAGAGCAGAGCCACCTACAGATTCAGAAATGAAAAGTAGAGTTAATTCTTTTACTTTTTTACGAATTGCCTCTGCTTTAACTTTACCAGTGTCAATAAAGTATCGCCCTGAACTAGAGTTCTACATTAACAAATCAAGAGAATACAGAACTAAGTTTGGACCTGATGCAGCCGTACGCTTTTATCAGGATTACCCAGATTACTTCGAAATGTTTTTCTCTTTAACTCGTAACCCAACTGGTATTAACCCTAACCTTGATGCAGTAAATTACGCACGAAAATACCCAAAACTTATTGCCAAAATTACAGACCCTAGAAATGGTTTCTCACCTGAATTTACTCAACTAATAACTAATCGCTCAGGTGCTCCTACAACCTTTGACCAAAATGCTTACATTTGGCAATTAACCAATGAATATCGTACTGGCAAGCCTTATCGTGAAATGACCCCAGTAGATGAAATTGCTGCCATTAACGCCTTACAAAGAGGTTGGATTGAATACACCCAAGTCAAAACACAATTAGATGCAGAACTATCTAAGCGTGGCTTAGAGTCCTACAGTGAATCAGGGGCTGAAGATTTGGCTTATGTAAAAAAAGTTTTTGTTGAATCCAAAAGAAATGAAAACTTTGTATGGTGGAAAGACTACAGTGAGGGTGCTGGTTCTAAGCGTTTCGTTTCTTTCTTAAAGGCCATAGATGTTGTTCTTGATGATAAGAAATTTATGGCTGAGCGAGGAGATGAGCCAGTTTGGGATGCCTTCCTTGAGTACAAAAACATCCGAAACCAAGTTACAACAGAACTCCAAAATCGCAAAAAAACAGGGGGTTCTAGTAATATCGCTGCCAAGCAAAATGACGATCTCAAGTTTGTTTGGGAACGAGCAGTTAGCTATGTTGCTACTCTTGACCCTACAGGAACCTTTACCACCTTCTACAACAGATTTTTAGATTCCGACACACTAGAGGAGATTGACTAATGGCTGACAAAGACAAAGACGGCATTCAAGATAACTTAGAAGTTGATAATGGTGCTGGTATTTCTACTATTCGTAAAACAGCCCCTAAGCCTTCAGGAGATTTTAACATTGAAGAGCTGAAAAAATACTTTGCTGCTGGAAGGGCTGGAGTTTCAAGTGCCGTTTTTGCAAGAATGAAGGCTCAGGCTCTTGGTTTGCAACCTGACACTGAATACAGCCGTATTAGAAACTTACTTATTGAAAATGGAAAAATCCAATCCACTGCAAGTCCAGACCAAGTAATTAGTATTTACAAAGGTGTCGTTGATGATGTAAATGAATTAACAGCAATAGGTATTCCTATTACTACTGATGAATACATAACAAGGATGCCAAGAACTGTTGGTACTAATCTTCCTTCAGGTCCTTCTGTAACTGAATCAGCAGTGAACTATGGATTACCACAAGTAGGGGATAGATCAGATGCTGCTAAACAAGCACGCATTAGGGCTCAAGAGTTTTTCAAAGAAACAATTGGCAGGGCTGGCAGTTCTAGTGAGATAGAAGATTTGCGTGTTGCTCTTGTAAAGGCTGCTGCTAAGGCTCCTGCTGTAACAAAAGTAGTAAGAAAAGGTAATCGCACTGTCACTGAAACAACCCCAGGATTTGATCTTAACTCTTGGGCTCGTGGTTACCTAGCCAATAAGTTTGCCACTGAAGATGTAGATGGAGTATTAGGCAAGGCCCAAGACCAACTAAAAAATGCTGCTCGTCAGTATGGAATTGATATGGGTACTAACTGGTACGCAGAGAAGGCAGCCCTAGTTGGTAAAGGTCAATCAGTGGAAGACTTCTTAGATGACATCAGGCAATCAGCAGCATCTAGATATGTAGGAGTAGCAGATAGAATCAACAAGGGAGAAACCTTTGACTCTATTACTTCACCATACAAGAGAGCAATGTCTAATATCCTTGAGATAGATGAAAACAGTATTGACTACACTGACCCAACTATCCAACAAGCAGTGAATATGCAAAACGAACAAGGTCAATTTATGACCAAACCAATCTGGCAGTTTGAAAAAGATTTACGCAAAGACCCACGCTGGCAGAAGACTTCAAACGCAAGAGCAAGCTACGACAACATAATGCTAAAAGTCCTCAAGGACTTTGGACTGATGGGATAATAAAATGGCAGTAGTAACTATTGATGGCGTTAAATTAGATACTAACCAAATTGAAACATATTTGGCTGAATATCCAAAGAGTTCTCCAATTTACAAAGCAGCCGCAAAATACAAAAAAGCAAAACAAGAGGAAGCCGAGATTGCAACTAAGGCAATCCAAACAAAAATACCAAAACCTGTAGTACCTAGTTCTAAACCAACAGAACGAGTGACAACTACTTCTAAAGCCGAAGAAGCAAAAAAAATAGAAGCAGCAAAAGTTGCAAAAATAGAAACAGATGCTAACGCAAAGGCTAAAGCCATTGGAGCAGCCCTTCCATATCCTGATGCTCCACCACCACCTCCACCTGCTGCTGGCAGAATTTCACCAGCAGCAGTAGAAGGACCAAGGACTACAGCACCTGCTAAAACTACAGATATTCCATCAACAAAAGTTTCGGCAGCAGCAGTAGAAGGTTCTACCCCTTTAGTTCAAGTTACTGATACGACCCCTACCCGTGATGTAAGTTCAACGACTGTTCCTAGCAGAATAGTTTCTACTGGTCAAACATCATTTACAGATGCAATCAATGCACCTAAAAATCAAGAAATATCTGCTTCAGCAGAAGAAGCTCGCAAAGCAGCAATAAATGCCGTTACAGCCAAGCGTCGTGAATTAGAAGCCAGAGGCTTAACTGCACAACAAATTCAATCTAACCCAGAACTAATTGCATTACAAAATAAATTAGAAAAAGCAAAATCTGGTGTTGGATTATTAACTACTCAAGAATCTTTAGCAGCATTAAATAGAATAGAAGAATTAAGAGTAATAGCAGATCAGCGTGGTAGTACAACTGCTGCTGAAAGAGCAGAACGAGAAAGACTACAAGCAGCATTAAGAGGACCTGTTCCTTTTACTGATGAAGATACAGGAAGTGGTCAAGGCGGAGCTGGTGGAGGAGGAGGCGGTGGCGGAAGAGGCGGTGGCGGAGCAAACGGTGATGTAATTCCTATTCCAGTAGTTCCTACAACTCTTGCTCCTGTTACATCTGCACTTCGAGGTGCTAGAGATTTTGCAAGACTTCTTGCTCAGCAATTTGGTCTTGGAGATGATTTCTTTAATGCCATAGATCAACTAATTACTGAAGATTTATCAGAGGCTTCTATCACATTAGCTTTAAGACAAACTGATGCTTACAAGAAAAGATTTGCTGCTAACGCAACTAGAGTGTCTAAAGGACTTCCAGCACTGTCTGAGGCTGAGTATCTAAATATGGAAAAACTTTATCGAGATACTTTAAGAGAAGCAGGATTACCAAGCCAACTGTTTGATAATCAAGATGATTTCACTACCTATCTTGCTAATGACATTTCTTACAATGAGTTTACAGGAAGGGTTTCTTTGGCTCAAAGAGCCTCTCAAACAGCAGACCCTGCTATCAAGGCACAACTTAAAGAGCGTTACAACATTGACGAGTCAGGGCTAGTGGCTTACTTCTTGAACCCTGAGAAGACTAAGCCATTCCTACAACGACAATACAATGTGGCTCAAACAGCAGCAGCCTTACAGCAAGCAGGATTTGGCACTGCACAAGCAGAAGAACTCACTGGCTCTGTTCTAGGTGGAGCAACAGACACCACACTGGATTACAAAGAACTAACTCAGGCTGCTCAATCAGCAGGAGTTCTACGCCCATTGTCACAACAAGTATTAGGTGGCGAAGGTGGTGCAGTGACTGAGCAAGAACTACTAAGAGGTGTAGTAGCAGGAGATGTATCTGCCCAAGCCCAACTTGAAAGAGAACAGCGTCGTCGTTTGGCTGAATACCAAACAGGAGGTGGCTTTGCTGAAGGACAGCAAGGAGTCACAGGATTAAGGCGAGCAGCACGCTAAACTTACACTGACAGCCCCACAGTTATCCGAGTCCTAATTGTGGGGTTGTCACTATTTATGCTACATTTATCTTATTGCCTCAAACGATTTCTACAGGAAGTCAGAGGTGGTTCCGCTTGAAGCGTAGTGACTTACCACTAGAGTCACTGAGAACCATAAATGAGTGAAGGTAGTAGCTCCTGGTAGGTCATCAGGTATCTATTACGAGCATTGCGCTCAAAAAACAAATTAACTCGGGAAGACCCCACCACATTGTTGTTTGTCCGACAGTGTGCGATATGGAAAAGGACTGAAACAAAATGACAACTCAATATGAAGAAAACGATCTTGACCAAGATTTTGAGGAGAACGAACCTCAGCAAGAGCGAGAGCCACAGTGGAGAAAGCAACTAGAGCGTAAAGCAAAAGAAGCAGACTCAGCCAAGGCAGAAGCAAATGCAGCAAAACGAGAACTCGCTCTACTCAAAGCAGGCATAGATTTGGATTCCCCAACAGGAAAGTTGTTTGCGAAAGCATACGACGGCGAAGCAACAGTAGAGGCTATTAAGGCATCTGCCACTGAGTTTGGGCTAATCGGACAGGCAACACCTGCACCCGAAGCACCTTCAGTGTCTAATGCAGAACTAGCGGCTCACTCAAGAATCGCATCCACCTCTGCTGGTGCAGACAGCGTGGGTCAATACGACGCACGAGATGCAATCAATAGAGCAGAATCTGTAGATGAAGTTCTAAACATTCTACAGAAAGAGGGAGTTCCTCTCGACGACTCTCGGCCAGGACAGTTTTTCCGAATCTAACCGAAAGGAATAGTCCAGAATGGCTATTACAGAAATTGCGAATCTAAACATTTCGCAGACAGCGTATGAGAAGTTAATGTACTTCGCATTACGTCCAGAGCTTTACTATGACTCAGTTGTAGATGTACAGACAACTGATCTAACCAACCCAGGTGCAACTGTTAAGTTCACCATCATTGCTGATCTATCAGCAGCATCATCTCCACTAGGCGAAACAGGAACAGTGACTCCAGTTGCATTGGATGACTCACAAGTAACTGTAACCCTTGAGGAATACGGTAACGCTGTTCAGACATCAGCCAAGTTGCGTGCTACTGCCTTCACAGCAGTGAACCCAATCGTTGCCAATGTAATTGGCTTCAACGCTGGTATCTCTATTGATGGTGTTGCTCGCAACGCTTTCCAGACAGGTACAAACGCAATCTTCGCAGGAACAGGTACTTCTCGTGCCAATGTTCTTACAGGAGATACCCTTGCTGGCAATGCTGTTCGTCGTGCGGTTGCAAACCTACGCTCAAACAACGCTGGCACATTCAACGGAATGTACAAAGGATTCATCCACCCAGATGTTTCCTATGACTTCCGTGGTGCAACTGGTGGAACCAACTGGGCAGACCCACATGTCTATTCAGACCCATCAGGCATCTACAACGGTGTAATTGGTAACTTCCAAGGTGTTCAGTTCATTGAAACATCTCGTGCTCCGCTATTTGCAAACGCATCAGATGGTTCAGGAACTGCTGCCACTGGAACCATTGATGTTTATGGAACACTAATCATGGGCCGTCAAGCAGTTGCCAAGGCATTCTCAACTGGTGGAGGATATTCCTCAAACCCAGTGATGGTAGATGTACCAGTGACTGACGCTCTACGCCGTTTCGAAGGTATGGGCTGGAAGCACTTTGTTGGATACAGCATTCTTCGTGAAGATGCTATTTACCGTATTGAGTCTTCAAGCTCAATCGGAGCCAACTCCTAATAGCGTTTAATCGCTACACTGGTGGTGGGGTCAGCAATGGCTCCACCACCTCTTTAGTTAAGGACTTACAGTGGCAAAGACAGCAGCGTGGCAACGCAAAGAAGGCAAGAACCCAAAGGGCGGATTGAACGCCACAGGTCGTGCTTCCTACAAAGCACAAACTGGTGGCACATTAAAAGCCCCAGTGAAATCAGGCAACAATCCTCGTCGTGCATCTTTCTTAGCAAGAATGGGCAGTATGCCTGGACCAGAAAGAAAACCAAACGGAGAACCAACAAGACTTCTACTATCCTTACAAGCGTGGGGAGCAAGTAGCAAGGCTGATGCTAAAAAGAAAGCAGCAGCAATATCAAACAGAAACAAGAAAGGTAAGTAATATGCCAAAAGTAGGAAAAAAAGAATTCCCTTACACTGTAAAAGGTAAGGCTGCTGCTGCCACTGCTCGTAAAAAGCAAATGGCAAATGACAAAAAAATGAAATCCAAAAAAGGAATGTAGTGAAGAAGAAAGCATTTTGGGATACAAAGAACCCAAAGAAAACTTCTAAAACATTAACTCCTGCACAGAAGACTCAAGCCAAAGCAAGAGCCAAAGCAGCAGGTCGTCCTTATCCAAATCTAGTGGATAATGCAGCAGTATCAAGAAAGAAGAAATAATGGCAACCAAAAAAAAATCAGAACCTACAAAGCCATCAGCTCGCAAAGTAATGGCTAAAAATCGCAAGGATGCTCAATTTGTAAATAATTTGGTAAAAAGAGTACAAAAACAATATCCTGGGCGTTTAACAGATCAACTAGCAGATGCAAGAAATGTTATTACTGAAACCACCTATGGTAATAGAAAAGAAGATGCTCGACTATTAAATCGTGCTCGTGGAAAAATTAAAAAACCAACTACTAGTGCAAAAGGTAAATAATGCCATACAGCAAATACACACCAGCCCAAAAGCGTTTAGCGGCAGTGGCTGGCGATAAGAAGAAGATTACTGGAGCCGACCTAAAGAAATTAGGAAAGAAGAAGTAATGCCTACATTTGAACCCCCTTACAGATCATTCGAACCTCCAACTCTCCCAGAGGACAGAGGTAGTTCACCAGCAAAGTTCTTTGCTAATGGTGTTCGTAAGGGGGTCAATGTATGGATTAAAAATGACGGTACACTAACCGAGTCCTACCCAGGTGTGGGATACTTCACTGATGTTTATTACGGTGGTCACATTTACACTGTAACTGACGCTGAAGCTGCTGTACTTACTGCTGCTGGATACACTGTAACTTAGGAGATTCGCTTGACTTTAATGCCTGGTCAATACGACATTCTTGCTCCACAGGGAGCCACCTTCAATGAGATATTTACTTACAAGGTAGGTGGTACTCCAGTGAACCTAACTGGTTACACTGCAAGAATGCAGGTTCGCCGTACCCCTTCATCAGACACAAAGATATTAGATTTAGTTTCTCCTGCTGGCATAACACTCGGAGGAGCCACAGGGCAAATCTCAGTGAATGTATCTGCTACTGGTATGGCAGCAGTAGATGCTGGCAAATACAGATACGACTTAGAAATTATTTCAGGTTCAGGCACAGTGACTAGGCTTCTTGAAGGAGTCTTCTATGTCACTGCAGAGGTGACTAGATGAGTAATGTCACTGTAGAAGTAACAAGCACTAATGTCACTATTGATGTTGGCAACGCAGGTCCTCAAGGAGCAGTAGGCCCAACTGGTGTTACTGGTCCTACAGGTTCTACAGGTCCTACTGGCGTTACTGGTGCTGACTCCACTGTAACAGGTCCAACTGGAGCAACTGGCGCAACAGGAGCCACAGGAGCAACTGGAAATACAGGTGTTACTGGTGCTGATTCTACTGTAGCAGGTCCTACAGGGGCTACAGGAGCCACTGGAGCCACTGGAAGTACAGGTTCTACTGGAGGTACAGGAGCCACTGGTCCAACAGGCTCACAGGGCATACAGGGCGTTACAGGGCCTACTGGTAATACAGGTAGCACAGGAGCCACAGGAGCAACTGGACCAACAGGTGCAACAGGCAGTACAGGTGCAACAGGAGCCACTGGAGCAGATTCCACAGTGACAGGTCCTACAGGTCCGACTGGTAACACAGGTCCGACAGGTGCAACTGGAGCCACAGGTGCAGATAGCACAGTGACTGGCCCAACTGGTCCTACTGGTGCTGATGGACAATCTGCTAACTATTTTGAATACAGAACAGATACAGGACTCACTAGCGGTAACCCTAACAGTGGCAATTTAATTTGGAACAATGCTACTCAGATTTCTGCTACACAAATCAACATTGACCATATTGACCACAATAATATTGATATTGATATTTTCCTAGAACTTATCAAGACTGGTGACACGCTAATAATTCAAGATGCAGCTAACTCTGCTAACTATCAAAAGTGGTCTGTGTCTGCTAGTCCAACACTACAATCTGGATATGTTGAAGTTCCAGTGACATTGATAACTTCAGCAGGAACTGGTACAAGCAACTTTGCAGATAATCTTCTAGTAATCCTTGCCACTGTCACTGTAGGTGTTACTGGCCCAACAGGACCAACTGGTGCTACTGGAGCCAGTGTAACTGGAGCCACTGGAGCCACTGGCCCTACTGGTGCTACAGGACCTACTGGTGCTGATGGCTTCATTGGTTCTAACGGAGCTACTGGACCTACAGGACCTACTGGCGCAACTGGCGCAACTGGTGCTACAGGCCCAACAGGTGCTACTGGAGTTGCTGGAGAAAATGGTGCTACTGGAGCAACAGGGCCAACTGGCCCTACAGGAGCCACAGGTGCTACTGGTGCAACTGGAGTTGCTGGAGCCACAGGAGCTACAGGAGCGACAGGTCCAACAGGTGCGACAGGAGCAACTGGTGCTACAGGAGCAAGTGGAGTTGGAACTTTAGAAGGTATTTTAATGCTTGGCGGAATGTAACTAAGGAGAAATAATGCCAACAATTTACAAAGTATTAGGTCAAGCAGAACCTGCGGCTACTACTGCTACAACACTTTACACTGTTCCTTCGGCAACAGATGCAGTGGTATCAACACTTGTAGTGGCTAACAAAGCAGCCGCTGCTGGTTCATATCGTATTGCTGTACGCCCTGCTGGAGCAACATTAGAGGACAAGCATTATCTTGCTTATGATGTTCCACTAGCAGCAAATGATTCAATCGCACTGACATTGGGAATCACCCTAGATGCAACAGATGTTGTCACTGTCTATGCCTCAAGTGCTGATATGTCTTTTAATGCCTTTGGCTCAGAAATTTCCTAACTATGACAGTTTCTCGATTAAAGGGAAATAAAGGTAAGTTTTGGGATCAAGTCACTGTAATTCCATTTGATGTTGAGTATTTAATAGTCGCAGGTGGTGGCGGTGGCCACGATTATTGCGGCGGTGGCGGAGGTGCTGGTGGTTACAAAACTGCAACATTAACTTCATTAACTGCATCAACCAACTACACAGTCACAGTTGGTGGTGGTGGCGCAAACAATACAAATGGTTCTAACTCAGTATTTAGCACTGTTACTTCTACTGGTGGCGGAAAAGGTGCAGCGGGTGGTGGTGCAGGTGGAGCAACTGCAGGAAGTGGTGGCTCAGGTGGCGGTGGTGGCTCAACAGGTGGTCAAACAGCAGGCGGTGCTGCTTCTCCTTCAGGCCAAGGTAATGCTGGTGGTGACTCTTTTGGTGCAGGTGGTAACTATTCATCAGGTGGCGGTGGAGGTGCTAGTGCTGCTGGACAAACAACTACGCAAAGTAGTTGGGGAGGAACTGGTGGAAATGGTTCTGCAAGTTCAATAACTGGCTCATCTGTTACTAGAGCAGGTGGTGGTGGTGGTGCTAGTGCAAATAATTTTAGTGGCGGTACTCCAGTTGCTGCAACTGGTGGCAGTGGTGGAGGTGGCACTGGTGGAACTCTTATTTCTAATGGTAGTGGTGTAGCCGCCCCAACTGCAGGAACAGTAAATACTGGCGGCGGTGGTGGAGGTGGTGGTGGTACTGGTTCTACTGCTCTTTACAACGGTGCAGCAGGTGGCTCAGGAACAGTGATTTTGAAATATCCAGACTCAAAAACAATTACTATTGGAGCAGGACTTACAGGAACTACAGCAGCCCCAAGTGGCGGATTTAAGGTAACTACAGTGACTGCTGGTACTGGAAATGTGAGTTGGGCATAATGACAGTGAATAGATTCAGAGATGCTGGTGTTAGGTTTAATAGTAATAACACTGTACTTCCACTAATTGTAAATTATTTAGTTGTTGCTGGTGGTGGTGCTGGTGGTGGTGGGCCTTTTACTAACGCTAACGGTAGTGGTGGAGGTGGAGGTGGAGGACTTCGTTCTACAGTCACTGCAACTGGTGGTGGGGGCAGTTTAGAAAGTGCTTTATCTCTTGCTGTATCAACTAACTACACAGTCACTGTTGGGGCTGGTGGCACTGGTACAACTACTTATGGTGGTAATGGTGCTAATTCTGTATTTTCTACAATAACTTCCACAGGCGGTGGAGGTGGTGGTGTCGAGGGTCAAAACCCAGATGGTAATGGTAATCACTCTGGTAGAAATGGTGGAAGTGGTGGAGGCTCAAGTTCAGCCAATGGTGTAAAGGGAAATGGAACTGCTAACCAAGGTTATGACGGTGGAAGTGCCACAACTGGCGGTGGCTCTGGCGGTGGTGGTGGTGCAGGGGCTGTTGGAGGTAATTCAACAACTAATACCATTGGTGGCAACGGCGGAAATGGCGTAGCAGTTTCAATTACAGGTTCATCTGTAACTTACGCTGGAGGCGGTGGTGGTGCTGCTTATTTTTCTGGCACTGGCGGTACTGGCGGAACAGGTGGCGGAGCAAATGCTTCTGGCACTCCAAATACAAATGGTTCTGCTGGAAGTGCAAACACAGGTGGCGGCGGTTCAGGTGCTAATAATTTTGGTGGTACTAGAACAGGTGGTAATGGTGGTTCAGGTGTAGTGATTTTGAAATACCCAGACTCAAAAACTATTACCATTGGTGCTGGACTTACTGGTACTACAGCCTCACCTTCAGGTGGCTTCAAAGTTACCACATTCACTGCAGGTACTGGTAATGTTAGTTGGGCTTAAATGAAATCAAGGAGAAAATAAATGGCTCATTATGCGTTTTTAGATGAGAATAACATTGTCACTGAAGTAATCACTGGCATTGACGAAACTGAGCTAATCGAAGGCTTAGACACTGAAACTTGGTATGGCAACTTTAGAGGACAAACTTGCAAGCGTACCTCCTACAACAATAATTATCGTAAGAACTATGCTGGCATTGGTTACACCTTTGACAGTGTAAGAGATGCTTTTATTCCTCCTAAGCCTTATGAGTCTTGGTTACTAAATGAAGATATTTGTCTATGGGAATCTCCTGTACCTCGCCCAGAAGGTGAAGGTCTATGGGATTGGGATGAGGATTCACTGAACTGGATTGAGCGAGTCTAGTGACTATCAGAAGTTTTAGAGAGTCTGATTCCTTTTGGGATGGAGTCACTGTAATTCCATTTGATGTTGAGTATTTAGTTATTGCTGGAGGCGGTGGAAGTGGTGGAAGTTGGCACGCTGGTACTGGCGGTGGAGGTGCTGGAGGTTATGGAACTGCAACATTAACTGGATTAACTGCATCAACCAATTACACAGTCACTGTTGGCGGTGGCGGTGCAGGTGGTATTGCAGGGAATGGAACAGACGGTAGAGGTGCTAGTGGTAGTAATTCTGTGTTTAGCACTATTACACGCTCAGGTGGCGGTGGAGGCGGTGATGGAAATCAACCTGGTGCTGGTGATGGGATAAAAGAAAGTGGCCGTTCAGGTGGTTCTGGCGGTGGCGGTGGCGGTAGAGCAGATGGAGTTGGTGGAACTGGAAATGCTGGTAGTTATTCACCAGTAGAAGGATATGCTGGTGGTTCTGTTACTGGAGGAAGTGACCAAAGTGCAGGTGGTGGAGGTTCAGGTGGTGCTGGAGGAAGTACAAGTGGCGGTGGTGCTGGTGCTGCTGGTGCTGGTACAGCCAGTTCTATTACTGGTTCTTCTGTAACAAGAGCCTCGGGTGGTGCTGGAACACCAGTTGCCGCCACTACAGGAACAACAGGTGCAGCAAATACTGGAAACGGTGGTGGTGGATGTTTTGGCACTGGTACAAACGGTGTTAATGGCGGCTCAGGCACAGTAATTCTAAAATATCCAGACTCAAAAACCATCACTATCGGAGCAGGTTTAACAGGAACTACTGCCAGTCCTAGCGGTGGATTTAAGGTAACAACAGTGACTGCTGGCACAGGAAACGTAAGTTGGGCTTAAACCCTTTCTAACTCAGTGTGTAATAAGGTAAGCGTATGAAACTCGGAGCTTATGCGATAGCACTTAATGAAGCCAAGCACGCCCTTAGATGGTGTGAGGCAACTAAAGATTTTGACTACAGACTGGTGTGTGACACTGGCTCTGATGATGACACTGTGGCTCTACTAGAAAGCCAAGGAGTGATTGTTCATAAGATCACTGTAAGACCTTGGCGGTTTGATGTTGCTAGAAATACAGCACTATCCCTAGTAGACCCTTCAGTAGATGTACTTCTTTCACTGGACTTGGATGAAACTCTTAGTAAAGATTTTGTCAAGAAAGTAAAGAAGCATTGGCTTAAAGATGCCACTCGTGGTTGGACAGACATTAACACTGGCAACACTTGGAAAGTAAATCGCCTACACGCAAGACACGGTTATTACTGGAAAGCACCTATTCACGAAGTAGCAATGCCTTCACTGGACTCGAAAGAAGTTCACTGTGACATACCAGGGGCAGTGATTCATCACGAACCTGATGCTACTAAGTCAAGAGGCAAATACCTACCAATGCTAGTGGCAGGGGTAAACGAATCTCCGCATGATGTAAGGCTTTGGGTCTATCTCTGTCGTGAACTCTACATGTTCGCCCAATGGGAAATGCTGTTAGAGAACGCAGAGAAATGTTTTGATTCAGCAGACAAGCACAGTGCTGGATGGAATGTTGAACTAGCAGCAGTGTGTAGGTGGGCTAGTGAGGCTGCTAATAAACTAGGCAAACACCTAGACGCACAGAAGTACGCTTACATTGGAACTCAATACTGTAAAGATGAGATTGA